GGTTCGAAGGGGAAGGGCAGGGGGCGAGGTTGCGGGCCGGCGTCAGTTGACGCCGAAGGCCATGCCGATGGCGGCGCGGATGGCGTCGTACTGGTCGGTGCCGCCGACGCGGAACACCATGCCGGGTACGTCGATCTCCAGCAGCTCCTGGGCGTTGACGGTCAGCTTGTAGTAGCTCGCGGCGATGGTGAACTCGTGGTCGTTGTCTTCGCCGGCCTTGGCCTCGTTGGGGTTCCATTCGCGCAGGCGGCCGCGGATGACGGCTTCGGCCGCAGTCACCTGGCCGGTGGCTTCGTCCTGATAGGCGCCGGCGAAGCGGAAGATGTTGGCGCCGACGGTTTGCGAGCCCAGCATCGCGATGAGCTGGGTTTTCAGGCCGCCGGCCTTGATGCCCAGCTCGAGCTTTTCGTGGCCGAGGTCGATCTCGACCGGGCCATGCATGCCGCCGGCGCGGTATTCCTCGGTCTTCTTCGTGATCTTGGGCAGGGTGACGCTGGGGATCTCGCCGACCCAGCTTTCGCCATCGCCGAACATGGCGAAGTTCTTGAGTTTCTTGGGCAGTGCCATGGTGGTGTGCTCCTATGCGTGATGCGTTGACGCCGATCAGGCGGCCTGCACGGCCGCGGCGAAGTTGGCGAGAAAGTCGTCGGTGATGGTCTGGCGGAAGCCCAGGTCTTCGAGCGGCGGCACCGGCGTGTAGCGATAGCTGATGCGCAGGCGGCCGACGAAGAGTTCTTCTTTCGGGTTGAGGTCGGGATTGATGAAGGCCTCGAAGCCGATCAGGTAGCCGCCGGTCACGAGGTCTTTACCCTTGGCGTTGATGTTTTCGAGCATGTCCTTCACGAGCGTGGGATGCATGGGCTTGTCCACGAACGTGAAATGAGCCTCGGCCATCGTGTCCGCCAGCACCTGGGCGGTGCGGGTGTAGTTCTCGAAGAAGAACTTTCCGCCCTGGGCTTCGGTGGTGCGGTTGCCCCAGAAGCGGTAGCCGCTGCGGTTGATGATGGTCGTGACTTCGAGGGCGTTGAGGTACGTCGTATCGCTGCTCGGGCTCTGCAGGTCGAAAAACACGTCCGCGCTGATGCCCTGGGGGCCGTTGACCACGATGTTCGACAGCGTCTTGTGCCAGCCGATCTGCTGGTCGAGCTTGGCGCGCAGGCCCAGGGCGTAGCCGATGGCGGGCACCGTCTCGACGTCATTGGTGACGGTGTCCCACGCGAGGAAGCTGGGCCAGATGACCATCAGCTCGCGCTTGCCGAACTTGGCGCGGTACGTGGTGGCTTCTTCCTTCGTGGTGGCGTAGGCCATGCCGTCGGCCTTGCGCGCCGCGATGTAGCCGAAGCCGCGCAGGGCCTCGGCCACGACGCCGATCTCGACCGCGACGGCCTCGGTGTCCAGGCCGGGCGCGCCGATGATGCGTGGCTTGTAGCCGAGCTGGCCTTGTGCGGCCAGCAGCGCCTGCAGGCCGGTCTTCTGGCCGGTGGCGGTGGTGGTGCCGATGACGTTGCTGGTGGTCGCGGCGTCGTCGGCACCGGGCTCGACGCGAACCACGATGGTGACGGCCTGCGCCTGCTGGCTGATCGCCTTCAGCGCCTTCGCCAGCGTGCCGGTGGCGCCCGCCTTGCCGACGCTGCCGCCCGGGTTGGTGAGCAGCACCGGGGTGTTGAGCGGGAAGGCCGCCGGGTCGGCCTGCGGCGCGGTGGCCACGATGCCGATGATGGCCGTGCTGACGACGCGGATGGTTGCGCCGCCTTCCTCGACTTCAAAAACGCGTACGCCGTGGTGGTATTCGGTGGACATGGTGGAGTGCTCCTGTGGTGATTCGGGTTGCCTGCAGCTACTCGGCAGCGGGCGGTTCGGTGGTCGAGGCGATTTGCGCTTCGGCGGGCTCTTGCGTAGAAGAGACGGTCTGCGTTTCGAGCGGAGGCACGGAAAGGCTCGGCAGCAGGCCGGTCAGGGTCCGCTCCGACGGCTCCGCCATGGCGCCGGACTTCACGCGGTCGAGCACCTCGTAGCAGGCTGCCCAGACTGCAGAGCGCCACGCGCGCAGCGCACGGCCCTCGTTCTGGAACTTGGGCACGGCGGGCTCTTCGGCGTAGGTAACTGCCGTCCTGATGTCGTCGTAGCCGAGCGACCGGGCCATTGCGTCCATGTATTCCTGCACGTAGGCGCGCAGGGACGCGATGCGGTCATCGATGGTGCTGGGCGCCGGCGCTGGGGGCTGCGGCGGGACGACGGGCACCTCGGGTTGCGGCGCCGGCGGCAGCGGTTCCAACGCCCATTTGCCGCGCACCATGCGAGCCCGCATGCCGCTGGGGATATGCGGCGGCACGGTTTCGGTTGCCAAGGCGGGGTTGAGCAGCGCATAGACCGGCTTGCCGGTGCGCTCCGTCGCGACGGGATCGAGCGGGTGCACGGACTCGCCTACGAGGAATCCGCTCTCGGGATCGATCAGATAGATGGTCTTGGTCATGGGGTGCAGCTCCGGGTCAATAGCTGATCCACGCCGGGAAAGCCACATTGCGAGGGCGCGCCTCGGAGCCATCCGAATTGATCGAGATGCCCGTGGCGCTGTTGTTGAGCCAGATGCCGGTTTTCCTCGAATCGATACCAACGTTGTGGCCGTGCGCGCCGTCGTAGTTGATGGGACGTGGCGAGTCGATGCTGAAGTCGGAGTACTGGCCGGTCCCACGATCCGAGTCCGCAACGTTCTGCGGGACTTGCATGCCGTGGTTGTGCGCCCCTTGTGAGTCTGTCCAGGCGCCATGGGTGTGACTGGGGTCGTTGACGTAGTGGCCGTGCGCGGGGTCGGTGACGCCGTGGGTGTGGGCGGCGTTCCCGCCCGCCTCGGCCGAGCGCAGCACACGCGAGGCATTGACGCCTCGCCCGTTGTCCAGGCATCGGATGAACTCCCCGCGAAGCTCTACGAGAGAGAACGTACCGGCGCCGGACAGGCCCAGCCGCGCGACCAGGTCGGGGTAGTTGGCCTGTTCGTAGCTCAGGTCGGCACGGACGGGCAGATAGCCGGGAATGCTCGATGGGTTGTCGTAGCTGTACAGCAGCATGCCGGGCTGATGCCAGGGCGCGCGCACGTAGGCAGTGCCGTTCCAGACCATCTGCCGGATATGCGGCGTCTGGACCGTGATGACGGGGCCGATGTTCACGTTCGGGACCGCAACGATGGGGCCTCGGAAGGCATACATCGGGTGCGGGTCTGGGTCCGCGAAGTGAGCGGCGAGATCGGCATCGGTCGCGTACTGAGGATGCGGATTGATCTTGGCTTCGTGCGCAGCCGTCGAGTCGCTGAGCGCCGCATTCAGCTCGGCCGCGGTATGGCCCCAGCGCGTCCATTTCGTCGGGTCGCTGCCAGGCGGGACGTTGAGGCTGTCGCCCATGCTGCGCCAGGTGGTGCCGGCGTAGCTGACATAGGCCACGTTGGCGGGATAGCTGAAGGCCGGATCCCACGGCGTGATGTTGCGCACGCGCAGGTAGCGGGTGCGATTCGCCAGCTCGCGCGGCGGGCGGTTGTCGATGCCCGAAGGGCCACCGAGGACCGGGTCATCTTCCTCGATCTGATAGATGCCGGTTTCCCACTGGTCGGTTTCGTTGAGGTTGGCCATCAGGCACTTCCGTGGTTGTAGGCGCCGTCACGTCGGGTGGCGCCGTTGTGGCTGTTGGCGACCGATGCGTAACGCAGCGCGACCAGATGGCAGCGCGCTGGTGCGACGGACGGCAGGAGCTTGCGCAGGCGTTCGGCCTGGGCGTTGGTGATGGGGCGCTGCAGCGCGACCATGTAGGTCGCCCAGGAGCTGGCAAGCGAGGCGTGCGGATAGACGCCGTTGCGGCGGAACGTTCCGTCGTGGGTGCGCCCGCCGATGCGCTCGATGATGTCCACCTCGCCGAAGCCCAGCGAGCGGATCAGCAGGCGGATTGCCCAGGGCGTGCCTTTGTGCCGATGGATCTCGATGGAGTTCATGATCAACGCACGTTTGGCGTCGTCGGACCTGGCGTCCTGCCAGGCCTCCACGGAGAGCGTCCACGAGAGCCATGGCAGCAGCGGTGCAAGGCAAAGCAGGGCCGTCCAAAGGTGCCGCAGGCCGTTGGTGTCCAGCTCCAGCGATGAGGCGCCTGCGAGCGCCAGCTCCAACGGTGTGCGATTGGGCGGCAGCAGGCGCTGGGAAGGCGTGAGGCTAGACACGGATCACCTCTTCGAGGACGGTGATGGCCGTGACGCGAACCCATTGTGTCTTGGTGCACAGGATGTCCGCCGGCGGCTGTGTGATCTCGACACGGTCAACGCCAGGCTGATGGAGCGCAGCGTCTATGCCGGAGTGCGGCAGGCCCTTGCCGAGCTTGCGGATCTGCCGGAGCCACTTCGCCAGCGCTGCCTCGCCGTTCTCGAGGGCCACTTCGCCCGCAGGCCCCTCGTAGCGGTACACCTTGGCCGTAATCGCGGTCTCAAAGATCGTCGGCCCCTGCACGGGCACGCTGTCGCAAAGCGGGCGGATCTTCTCGGCATTGAGCGCAGCGCTCACGGTGTTGAGCAGCGCTTCGGAAGGAACGCCGCTCGCAGCCGTGGAAAGCACCGTGACGCGCACGGTGCCGGGCAGCGGGCTGTCGACCTGCGCGTCTGCCACCTCCGCACTGGCCGTGAGGGCGTGGTAGCGATAGCTTTCCGTCGGGCCCGCCGTCGTGATGCCTTCGGGCGCGAGCTGGATGCGCTCCCGGAAGCGTTCGTCGTCTTCATAGACGGCTTCGACCGGCGGCACCGCGTCCGGATCGGCGGGCGTGACCAGCAGCCGGGAAACCCGATAGTTCGCCGCCAGGTTGTCGAGATCCGACTTGGTGGCGTAGGCGAGCATGCAGGCCTTGGCGGCATCGTTGATGCGCTGGCGCATTTCCAGCTCCTGATAGGCCTGAACCTGCAGCAGCTTCATCGCCGGATCGGATTCGAGCAGCAGCGTGTAGTCGAAGCCGACCTTTCTGCACTCCTGCTGAAAGAGCGCAACGCGCCTGGTGAGGATGGCCTCGTAGTCCAGCGTCTCGATGACGGCCGGCGCGGGCAGGAGCGACATGTCCAGGCTCATGAGCCTCCCGCAACGGTGACGGTGAAGGTGGTGCTGTCGACGCTGTTGGTGTCGCGACGCACGATGTGCAGCTGGCACTTGCCCTGTGCGGTGAAGCCGACGCGCACGCTCAGCAGCCGGGTGCGTGGCTCCCACTTCATGATGGCCTGGGCGGTCGCCGCGATGAGGCGCAGGCGATTCGCCGCGGTGGCTGGGTGGTCGACCATCTGCGGCAGGTAGCTGCCGTAGTTGCGGCGCATCAGGCGCGTGCGGATCGGCGTCGTCAGGATGTCATTGATGGACTGCGCGATGTGATCCCGGCGCGAGAGCACCTTGCCTGTGATCTTGGAGATTCCGCTCATGGCACGGGCTTCCCGCTGATCTCATCGCCACCCTGCACGCCCGACGTGCGGTGTTCCAGCAGGCTGATGTCTCCGGCGACGATGTCGCCGCCATCGGTCTTCACGCCGTGGCCATTGATGAACTCGACGTCGCAGTCGATCTGTGCGCCCCGGCCGCTCGGGCCGACGCCGTAGCCTTCCATGCCCGACAGCCAGGTCAGCAGGCCCTGTACGACGAGCTCGCCCGTGGCGATGGTCTTCGGCGCGTCGAGCGTGATCTCCTGCGAGTGCACCTTCGCGCTCTCGCTGGCCGTCACGTCGGCCGTCTTGCATTTCACGGTGATCGCGTCTGGGACTTCGATGTCCGCGGTGCCAGCGGCGGGCAGCGTGACCTTGAGCTTGTGAGCGGCGTGGTCGTATTCCACGACGGCGCCGTCGGGGTACTTCGTGACGGTCTTGTTTGGGTCGGCGCTGGGCGCCGGGTGGCTCTCGGTGGGCAGGCCCGGCAGCGCGTAGCCGCCCTCGGTCATTCCGTTGGGGGAGAGGAACAGGACGCACTCGCCAACGGTCGGCGGGTTCCATGTGCCGGTCTTGCCCGCGCGCAGCTCGACGTAGGGGCGCCAGTCGGTGCTGCCCTTCTCGGTGAGCTGCACGCGCACGAGCGGCGGGGTGGCGCTGTGGTCGACGTCGGTGATGGTGCCCATGCGCACGACGTTCGCCATCTGGCGTTGCAGGTCGGCAAAGAGTTGCGGCGATTCGGTTGGTCCGGGCATGCGCCCAATGTGCCGAAACGCTCTCGCGTGCGCGAGCGAACGCGACGGTGCATGCGGCGGGGACTGAAGGGCGTTGCGCGGCGCCCTCAACCGTCAACCGTTGGCGGTGACGTGGTGCAGCAGGATGTCGGTCACGGCGTCTTCATCCGCTGGTGTGAAGCCCAGCAGCTCGCGCTTCGGATACTGCACGGTAGGGCTGTTCGGCTTGCGCCAATCGACCTTGTCGCGCAGGCCGCGCTGGTGCACCCGCGCGATGCGCGCGGACTTCCCGCCAATGGAGACGGTGGCGCTCTCGGCTGTCGCAGCCTTGCGCAGGTACTGCGCCGTGCGCAGCCTTTCGAACATCTTGCGGCGGATCTCGCCTTTCTTGTTGCGCAGCTGCTTGCGCGGCTTCCTGGGCTCGTAGGGGGTACCGTCTGCGTTGAGCTGCGCTCCGATGCGTTCCGCCTGGCTGCGGCGCAGGTAGGTCGAGATCTGCACCATGGCTGCGCGCCGGCGCTCGGGCGAAAGCCCGGCCATCAGCGGAGCGGCCCAGTTCGCCAGGCGGTTGAGCGCGTCGGCCACGATCAGTTTTCGTCCAGCGGGTGGATGCGCCACTCGGCCGCAAGGTCGAGGAGCGATTCGACGGGCTCGGCACCCGCGAGCACGGGCTCGCCGATGTGCCGGGTCGTGAGCCGGTTGATGCCGTCGACGGTGCCGCCTTGGACGGCGACGGTCTCGGTCAGGTCGATCTCGAAGCCGATGTCGGACGTGGCGTGATCGATGATCTCCACCTCGAAGCGGAAGGCCTTCGCGCGCCGTTCGGGGTTCTCGAAGATGTCGGGCTGGTTGCGCTTGAGCCACGCCACGACAGGCACGACGATCACGTCGGTGCTGCCGGTCCAGTCCGTCACGACGATATTCAGCGTGTACCGGTACTCGAAGGAAAGGGCCGGCGTGCCCGTGTGGACGATGTTGCCGCGCTCGATGAAGACCGTGAGCTTTTCCGGGTTGGTGGCCAGCTCCGGGCAGGCGCGGGCAATGTGGTCGCGCAGCAGCTGCGGCTTCTTCATCGATCAGTGCTCGTCGGAATCGCCAGGCTCGAAGAGGGAGCGATCGGCACGGATGACGTCGGCCAGGAGCCCGATTCGCTGGTCGCGGTCGACAAGATCAGCGCGGAGCTGTTCAGCCATGCGTCGACCCTCTGCAAGGCTGGCGTCGAGTCGGGCCGCATGGCTTGCAAGACGGTCGCGCTCAGCTGCGCCGGCCTTGGACATAGCGAGGTACTGAGCGGCACGCCCTTCGGCGGCGCGCTGCAGGCGCTCAGCATCAGCGATACGAGCAGCGCCGTCGGCAGCGGCAGGCGCTTGCGCGGCGTGGAAGTCGTCGACGGCGCGGGTGACGCTGTTGGCATGGCCTTGTTCCTTGATTCGGGAGGTGTTGGTCTCTTCGAGAGCGGCGGTGGCTCGGCCCTTCGTGTCGTTGTCCCATGCCTGCTGTACTCGCGCTGCGCCGTGTTTGTCTCCAGCCCAGTAGGCGGGCAGGGCCGAGGCGGCGGCGATCAGCACCGCGGCGGTGATGGCGATCAGCGCGGTTTTCATGACGTGGACAGCAGGGCGTCGAGCGCGCGATTGCACCGCTCGACGCGGTCGGCGCGGCCGGCCATCGCTGCGCCGTTGATCCCGCGCGTGATGGCATCGAGCTGCCATCGGTCGGCGAGGGCGTTGAGGCCGTTGGCCTTCCAGTACCACGCGCCGACTAGCACAGCGGCTTCCGGCTCTGCGACTCGGTCCGGGTTCTGTTCGAGCGGCAGGCCCAGGGCCGATCCAGCCGCGCGATAGTTGCCGCGGCCAGTCAGGTGCGGGAGGCCCCGGCCGCGGTAGTTCCAGCCGTCGCCGCTGGCCTCGCTGCCGTTGCCGTTACGGTTGGCATAGACCCTGTTCGCGAGCGCCTTGGGCTGGCGCGTGAAGGCTCGCGCCTTCTCCACCTCGCGCAGCGCGGAGAACATCTGCGCGATGCGTGCTGGGTCGGTGTAGTACAGGTTCTCTTCGAGGCGGGTGAAGCCGCTGGTTTCGTGGCTGTACTGCCCGATGAAGGCGGCCATGCGCCGGGGCGTGTCGATCTCGAAGCGATCGCAGGCGGCGATCAGGTGTGGAAGCAGGACACGCGCGACGGTCGGCGTGATGCCGGCGGCAATGAGCTGTGGCAGGTTGAGCATGGCGGCTTCAGGTCTTGGCGATGGTGTCGGCGGTGGCCGCTTTCTCTGGCGTGGCGACCACGGGAGCCGGCACGCGCGGGACGCCGATGCCGGCGCGGATCTCGGCGGCGAGTTCGCCGATGTCGCGATCCTTGCGGCGCTCCAGCCAGAGGAAGACCGCGGCCACGATCCACGGACCGGGGATGCTGCAGAGCACGAACACGCAGCCGGTGATCACGAAGAAGCCGGCCTCGGGCGGGAACGTGGCGAGCCGGGCGAGCGCGGCGCCGGCGGTGAAGACGTCGGGTTTGTGCTGCATGAGCAGCACGAGGGCGATGGTGCCCAGGATGAACGAGCTGGCCAGGCAACCCATGACGCGATTGATGAGGTCGTTCCACGCCTGGCCGGGGCGCAGTGGCACGAAGCGGATGCCGAGCCAGAAGGCGATCAGGCTCGCAATGACGGGCAGCGAGAGCAGGGCCAGCTTGTAGCCTGCAGCGGTGCCGGCAGCTGCGGCGGTGGTGGTGGGCTCGGTCATGGTGTGGTGTCGTAGGGTTGAAGTGGGCATGGCGATGTCTCCTAGTCCCAGAGCTGCACGGTGTCGATGCGAGCAGCATTGGCGGGGAGGTCTGGCAGCACGACGGCGAGGCCAATCGGCAGGATCGGCCCCCGGTCTGCAAGGCCGGGGTTCATTCGGTACGTAGCCTCGGTGACGCCCGCCGTCGCGCCGAGGTGACGCAGGCACAGCAGATCCACCGTGTCGTGCTGCTGGGTGACAACGGTCCGCGGCATGGCTAGATCAGCTCGACGGTCAGGCGCGACGCGCCCAGGATGTCGCGAACCGCCCAGGTGGCATCACGGCGGTGGTGCTCGGCTTGGTCCTCGCGCGCTTCGTCCTGATCCTTGCGGCGCTCGCGCCCGGTGGTGTCGTAGTCGCTGTAGCGCTCGATCAGGTTGGCCTTGGCATGGCAGTACACGGCACGGCGGAAGCGCTGCACGTTGATCGACTCGCCGTCGATCTTCAGGGCTGGCACCGCGGCCAGCGAGGCGTGGCCTTCTTCCTCGCGGCTCCTCGCCCAGTCGGCGAGCTGGCCGATGGTGGCCGCGACCGCTTCCTGCACGGCAGGCAGCAGGCGCTGGGGCGTGATGGTGCCGTCGAGCCGCATGGCGTCGCGCAGGGCTGCGAGGTCGATCTCGGGCCACCATGCGCCGGCGAAGACCTTGCCCAGCGGCGCGGGGTCGTTGGGCGGCGTGGTGCGCACGAGGGGCGGGGCTGCGGCGATGAGGGACATGGTCGGTCTCGGGCTTGAGGTCTGGCTTGGAATGGGTGGGCGGTGGCCGTGGCGCGTTGTGGTGATGGCTCAGCCTTTCACGCAGCGCCACGGGCCGCCCGGCACGCGGGGGTGCTCGGTTGCGCTACTTCGCGGCGGCGCGCTTGCGCGCGGGGGCCGTGGACTTCCTCGCCGGCGCCGCGTTCTTGCGGCTGCCGGCCGGCGAGGCCGTAGCGGGTCGTTCGGGTGGGGCGGTGGTCGCCGCCTCGGCTTTCGGCTCGGCGCTCGCGCCGGCCTTGTTGAGCGCTCGCTCGACGCGCTCGATGTCCTTTTTCACGCCGGCATTGCTGTCCAGCTCCAGGGCGCGCTGCAGGCGCGCGAGGGCCAGCGAAAGCGCCGCGGGCTCGATCGCGGAAAGGTCCGGCTCTTCAGCCGTCTGCACCTTGCCGAGCGCCGCATAGGCAATGGCCTTGTGCAGCTTGGCGCGCGCCTGATCGGGCGCGTCCTGCTCGGCCGTCAAGGTGTCGGCCTCGATGAGCAGCGCTGCCGCCTGCGCCCTTTCGCGAGCGCGGTCATCGTCGAGCGACACGGGCGCCAGGTGCCGCACGTTCTCGGCGTCGAGCTGCACGAACAGCGGCGACCATTGGCCCTTCAGGTAGGCATTGGCCAATTCGTCGATCACGATGGCGGCCGGGCTGCGCTTGTAGTCGTCGGCCATGGCCATGCGATGGCGGATGACATAGGCCGCGATGTCCAGGCCCAGGCGGTAGGCGCCGGCGTCGAACGCCCACACCATCACCGTGGTGAGCACCTGATCCACCGCGCCCTTGCCTGTATCGAGCGACGTATAGATCCAGTCGAAGTACTCCGGCAGCAGCCTGGCCTTCATTTCGGCGCGTCGCTCGTGCGACTGGATCTGCGACAGGCGTGTCTTGTCCTGCGAGAGCTTGACGCGCATGAGGCCGTAGGCGTCGCCCTGCAGCTCGACGCCGTAGGGGCTGGCGGCCTGGGCCTGTTCTTGCAGGACGCGTGCGCGGTGGCGCTGTGCGGGGCTGAGTGGGCGCATGGTGATGTTCCGGGCTGGTGGAGGAAGGCGCGGGCCGGGCGGGCCCGCGCGGTCTTTCGTCAGACTTTTGGCGCGGGCCTAGTCGGCGATCTCGATGTGTTCCACGAGGGCGGCGGTGCCGTAGTCCTCGACGACATAGGCGTCGTTGGAAGACTCGTAGTTCTCGATCTGGTCGCGCTCGGGCACGTCTTTGATGTTGCGGCGGCGCGCGTCGCGCTGCCAGTACATCGACAGGTTGCTGAGCTTGGTAACCAGCACCGTGCCCGCCGGGAAAAAAGGCACGGTGACGGCCTGCAGCCCGCCCACGCGCTTCTGGCTGATGACGATGTCGGCCGCGAGCGATTCGGTCGGCGGCTGGTCCTTGTTGACCAGTGGGAAGTACTTGTCGTGCATCAGGCCGCGACCGACCACGGCCACGAGGTCCGGGTCTTCCTGATTCCACGGGTCGAGCATCGTGATGGCGTCGTAGACCACAGCGTCGAGGTTGGCGTAGTCGCTGGTCGCCTTGTCGGGGCCGACGATGACCTTGCCGGCCTGCTTGCCGCCTGCGGCGAGGACGTTTTCCGGGGCGTGCTCACGCATCTGCTGCAGCCAGCCCTTGTTCACGTCCTGCAGCAGCGGGTTTGCGGCGAGGTCCGTGGTGGCGGCGATGCTGGTGCCGTTGAAGCCGATGCAGATGCGGTCCAGTGCCTGGCGCCGCAGGATCGCGTCGCGCAGCAGCGTCTGGAAGTTGGGGAAGCCGGCCCAGGCATCAAGCTGCGCATAGCGGATGGCCGTGTCGAAGTTGGTCTGCACGCAACGGTATTGGTTGTCGTCGAGCGCCGCGACGTTGCGCGGCTTGCGCGTGAGGTTGCCACTGGTGTCGGTGCGGCTGGCCACCGGGCCGGTGACGCCGACGCCGACCTTGGCGGCTATCTGCTCGGTGACGCCGATGACGTTGATGCGCTGCAGGAAGGCACTCGACTCCTGCATCTTCGCTTCGAGGGTCTGCTGCACGCGCGGCACGACATTGAATTTCTGAACGACGCTGGCGACTTCGTTAAGGGTGGCCAGCTGGGCGAAGTAGGCGTCGAGGGCCTGGCGGGTTTCTTTGCGCATGGTG